ACCAATGGATCCGGCAATCAATGGAATACACACATGCATTCCGTTTTGGTGGGATTCGCTGAAGACTGGAAGGTTCCTTTGAAGGAAACTACAGCAGTTAGCGAATGGAATAACGATCTAACGATGAAGCTTCGACCAGAGAAGCTTGAGAATAAGACCAGGAGTAACAAGCGGGTTCTGAACCCCTTGGGCCTAGGTCGTCTATACACTTTGGATATTGCTAGCGATGATGAGCTTGCATCCATTGCACGTTACTCTGCGAAAGTTGAGTACGTGACAAAGCCAGTGAAAGTACCTGCAGGGAAACTTCCTGAAGTCAGCGACTTCCTTAATGGAAATGTCAATGCTAAGGATGTTACTTTTGGCGGAATAACTAGCTCTAAGTTTGCTAGAAGTATTCCTCGACTCGCTCGACCATTTGGAGACTGGATGAGAAATGGACCGGAAAGACAATACAGTTGGTCTTAACGTTGGGACATTATGGCCCGCAACACTACGCATAAGAAAAAGATGGTAAGTAAAGATCCATCTTTCAGAAAGAAAAAACCTCTTGGGTATTTTCCTGTAAACCGCAAAATGGAAGTTGGTTTCTTTGGTGGTCCAGCGTCTTCTAACGCAGCATACGGTGATGCCGGCGCTATGCTTAGTCGTATCAATAACCGGCTCTACAGATACGGGAAGTTGTACGATCTAAAGTTCGATGTATCAGCTGCACTTCCAGCTGGAACTACAATCGAGGTTTATGCACTCTCGAACACCTGGTATGTTCAGAAGGCATTTGAAGAAGCTAAGAACGTCTATGATCGTGCTTATGAAAATGAGATGGAGAATGTAAACGAAACAAATATCGCACGTTGGCGAGATTTCCGAATTAGACCTGTTTCTGGTCTTCCAAGTTATGGAACTTTGATTCAATGGGCTTATCCAGCATCCCGCCAATCTGGCGGTGTACCTCCAATAAATATTACAACGGGACAGTTCGAAGATTCTTTGGTCGAGGACTCCGCTGGTGCTACACGTCATTTTACGTGGGCCACCGCCGCAAGCGGCGCTGAATACGGAGTTATGCAGCAGTATGATTTGGCTGGCAATCAAACACGATCTCCTGCCACAGATACCGGCACTATGCCGTATGCAGATTTAGAGGCTGACTCATCTGCAGTTGAAGGTTCTGCTCTTCAGACTCAAGGTCAAGACCCTCCGTATGGAGCCACAGACTTCCCCAACTGGTGGGTGAAGGTAGGGGAATTAACCGTGGGAGCAAACGGCCAGACGAAACTTTCGACTGGGTTCTTCCACGCCCCTTGTGGACAGTTCTTACTTAGAACATCTACACCAGAAGAATTCGATGCGATAGGTGACAACCTAACGTTAGAAGTCCGTGGTGGAGATTACAAGGGCGTTCTCGCCCATAACATGGAGCGGATGTGATTATGTCAAATCCTATCCCTGCTCCAGTACAAGCGTTCCAATTAGCGTCTGTCATTAACCATGTCAGAAACAACAACGTGGCATACCTGCTAGGCGTGCTTATTGCCCACATGCTCGGGCTTCTCGAGAAGGTGTGGGGCTATGGCAGCGGAATGTGCTGAACTTTCCGTAGACGATCGCACGTGCGAACAATGTCGAACTTTGGCGAAGCCTAAGGACTGTTTTCCAGTGATACAAGGCGAGTTGGGTTCTGAACCCATCGTTTCGTTTCACCATTGTATCTGTTACTACTGCGGGCATGAGTGGGTGCTATGACCCCACTGCACCATCCCGCAGGCCGAGTCGCTCGTAGATGCGCAACGTCCGGTGACGCCCGGGCGTTTGCTGCAGCAAGATGTGCCGCTGGAGTGATGCAATCACGTAAGGGCAAAGACTCCAAACAATCCTTACTTGTTATACTACACTACCTGCTAAAAAATAACACCACATTTATGGGGGGTTGTGTGCAGGAAAATTTGGGGGGGAGTTCCTATCTCCGTCACATGTCTTCACACATGGGACTCTTCCCCAAAAGGAGATGGTTGTGATGAAGACGGAGGCTGTGCCGGACGGATGCACTTCAGTACGTAAGTATCTCAACGACCGTAGTCTATGCCCACGCTGGAGATTATGCAGTGGGTGCGAGAGAGTACGTGCCAAGAGAAATCAGTGGAAGATCGCTAAGAGCTTAGAGTACGATTTGGATTGGGCGCAAGAAGCAGGGGTCGACCTTCAGGTCGGAGTCCTCACCACTACTTTACCAGGAAAAGGAAGTGGTGTTCGAGAAGCCAGTCTAAGTGAGCAATATGATTACTTGACAAAGAGGACTACAGTGTCCGGTTACACTGGCTGGCATAGTATGCGTGGGCTTAACACCAAACTGAAAGAATGGGGCATATCTGGAGGTTCCCATTTCATTGAATTCACCAATGGATCCGGCAATCAATGGAATACACACATGCATTCCGTTTTGGTGGGATTCGCTGAAGACTGGAAGGTTCCTTTGAAGGAAACTACAGCAGTTAGCGAATGGAATAACGATCTAACGATGA